AACATCCAAATCTAAAGATGCTATGAACTCACCCGTAAGTCTATGCCAATTGAAAGCTCGTTTCAAGAAAGTAATCTGATCTATGGACCTATGTAGGTACTCCTTACCTGACTTGTCCTCATCGGTATAGATCAATCCTATCCTTTCCATTGAGGCTGTCAAATTCTTCTGATTGACATACTTCTTTAGGTAAGATGTTAGAGCCAACACATTGTCATCACCAAAACAAACAGCAAAGAAATGTTTCTTTATCGAATGCATTGGATTCTTAAAACCCTTCTTAAAGGTAGACGCTCCACCATCCTTCTCCATGACAATATCACACATAGCGTAACGTAAGGCTACGTTATTGCAAATTATATTCCCAATGGTAGTACAAGGATGACCCGATGGCATCCCACCATCCCATTCATAAATTATAGTCATAAGGTAATAAGTGACTCCTTTTATGACACACGTCTTATAATGGCCCACTGGTACTTCAAATGAATCCAATTCATCTATGTCATCTGTCTCTATCTTAACAGAACCCTCAAAGGTAAAACCCTCTGGCTTTACCTCAGAGTACACATTGGTTATATGTCGAGAGTTGGTGAGCTCCAACATCAGCATTTTCCTCACATCATCGTCTTCCTTAGGACATCCACGATAAAACTCTCTGGCAAACTTATATATAGAGTCCATTAAAACACTAAGCAATCGTCCATCCCACGCCGAATAATCTCCAGCTATTAAGGCAGGATATCCAGATAGAGTCTTACCCAGAACGGTCCATTCTGGACCGTGTGGGTTTATACCGAGTGCAGACCCAACCTTAAATCTAGCTTCACTAAATGCCATCATGAACGCACCATAATACCTTCTCCATATCGCAGTACCATCCATGGGATGTGGATTAACTCCACGAGTCTTACCTTGAAGCACTTTCTCAATAGGCCTTCTCTCCACTTTGGCAAAATCCTTATTGAAAAACCAAGGTCTGAAACCCTTCTTCATCATAGACACTGTATTCTCACAGTGTGATATGAAATCCAAAGCCTCTGGCTTATTTAAATCATAACCTCCACCTTTAGCTCCAAGCCAATGATGCTTGCCTCTCCCTTTACGAGCCTCACACCAAGGAAAGCCTGGGGAAGTGCCAAGCGGCATACCAGGAAACTCCCCGGGTATTCCAGCAATAGCTTCCTCCCAAGTAAGTAATCTGGTTCCAAG